GGAAGAGATCCCCGTACATGCCGGCGGTAACCGATCCAGCCGTGAACAGTGGCTCGTCGATGACCACCCTCGTCCCGTCCATGCTCTCGATAACACCGGAGTTCTCGTTATCGGTGTCTATCACACGGACGTTTCGAGCCTCACGGTATTGCCCCTTCGGCATGTAGCGGGGGTCGATGTCCATGTTCATCTTTCCCCCCGAGAAATCTTGTATTACCTTCATAGCGATCTAAGTAATGCTTGAATAATTTCCTCTCTCTTGAAGTTCATTTCAAACTTGGCGTCCTTGTAACGACGGTTCTTCTCGGCCTTCGCCCGTATCTTCTCGTTCATCGGCACGTTACGCCTTCTCTCGATGATCCTCCAGTATATGTCAGCCTCTAGGTATTTCTGCAAGTACGGGTGAACGTTGATCTTGGTGATGTCCGTGAGGTCCACGTTAGACACGTAGCATATAAGTATACGATCGTAACCCTCCGGCACGTCGTCGAAGGTAAGGGTGTTGTCCCTGTAATCGAACTGGTAACCGTTCTTGCTAACTAGGAAAGAGTTGTGACGGCATGGCAGCATGCACTCGGCTGACTTCATGCCGTTGAGGTCTACCCCCTTCACGATCTCGTAGTCGTTGTTGTCGATCACCGTTTCTTCATCGTTCGTCAGGATGTTCTGGGCGGCGTACACGTCATCGTTCTTGAGCATGTACGAGTACCACGTGTTAATGTTATCGTTGTAGAGGGCGGGAATCTTGTACCCGTCATGCAGGAAGTAGATGGCTATGTAGTCGATGAAGTCGTTGGGCATCCTGAACTTGCCCACTGCGTTCATCTCCCCCTCCGCCTCCTTGTATTGCTTGTCTCCCACGTATCGCAGTTCCTCGACCGCTCTCTGGGCGTGTTTTATGACCAGTTCCCTGCTGACACCGTGAACGTAACTGTCCGGGTCAGTGGCGTCTATTAACACCGAGTCGATAATGTCTGTTAGTTTAACGTTCATAATGTGTTATCCTTTTGAAATTCGTTAGCTTGATCCTGCGCCATCACTTGCATAACTTCAGCCTCCCGCAAGTGGACGCCGAAGCATAACGCTATCTCCACCACGAGGACGTTAAAAAAGTGTCTCGTCAGCGTGAAGTCTTGATACCTCTTGTCTGAAGGGTTGAACACCGGTTTACCCTCCACCGCCACGTAAGTCCACCGTGGCACCGGTGGTATCTTGTAATAATGCACCTCTATGGAAGTGCTGTCCGGCAACACCTGTATACCGTCTTCCGATACCGAGTAATTAGGGTACGTGACGGAAGGCCTGTTGTACCTAGAGTTGCCTATCATTCTTAGCCGTGCCACGTCTATCAAGGTGGCTTCTTTCCCCTCCCTGTACACGGCGTTTAACTTCTCGGTAGGGGGGAAAGGGAAGAAGGGGTCATCTTCCCCCTTCTCCAAATCTTCCACCACGGCGAGCTTGTACAAGGTGCTTTCAAGAATGTCTTTCGGTATTGCCGAGTATCCTTGCTTGTCCCTGTTATACTTCATTCTCAACCTGTTAGGTATCTCTGAATATATCTTTGACTGGGCTAGCCCGCAAACGGAGTTAAACTCGTCGGGAGTTATGACCCCGTACCCGTTCTTGTTGAGTAGCACGTTGACTACCTTGTACACCTCGTCTATCATTTGTTCTAAGCGTTTAACTTGGTTATAATCTTGTCGTAAGTGGCCCCTCCCTCCTCGGTTGTCATGGCCCACTCGGCGAACTCGGATATGATGTTAAGACCCGGGGCGCAAGTGTAGATAACGCCACCGCTAGTCCAGCTCAATTCCGTCTTTCTAGCGTTCATCTTCAAGATGTTCAACCGTATACCGGACTGAATCTTGAACTTGATCGTGTTTCTCTTGTCACCGAACATCTCGATGATTTCCCGGGGGTTAGTCCCGGTCTTCATCTTGTCAAGGATACCGGCACGAAGGATGGTGGGATTCATCTCGGTGGTGACTCCCTTCAAGGTGGCGTAAACGGCCTGTAACACCTCGAAGTCTGATGTCTTGCAAAGCTCGATCACGGTACCCATGTCAGTCCACATGCTCTCCTCGATGGCGGCGTCAGCCTCCAAGTCCTCCACGTAGAACACCTTGTTCTTCCCGTAGAAAGGGTGTAGCATGAGGAACATCTGTAATCCCCTGTCTTCAGGGTAAACGGTCCAACGGTCTCCCGGGAAATCTACCCGTCTAAGCTCTACCGGTCCATCAATGTTCTGGTCATTCTCGATGGCGGTGGGGGATACCGGGGTGTAACGGAGGTTGAACACGTAAGTCTCCCCGTTCTTGCCGGTGTACACGTGACGTGTCTTCGGTCTTAACGAGTGATTGTTACGGGTACCCGTGAGGAGGAACGTTAACGGTTTCTTCCCCAACCCCCTCTTCTCTAGGTCGGCGATAATTTGCTCTTTAGCCTCTTCTTCCGTGATTCTCTTTGTTTCTTTTACTGTTGCCATATTAGATTCAATTAAAATTAGATTTCAAATAAAAAGGGGGAGGGGTTATTATTCCCTTCCCCCGAGGTTTAATATTTAAGGTCAATTAAGCCTATGCTGACACGCCCTCGAAGATTGCCCATTTCTTCAATCCAACGCAACGCAATCCCCATTCAGACAACCAGTCGATACCGAACACGTCCCAAGTATTGGTAGCGTCAGGCACGTTCTGTGACCCGTGGAAAGTGGTTACAAGCTCGCGGCTGTACCCCGGCATTCCCTTGTACAACTTGGTCAAGTACGGGGCGTTGATCGTGCTGTTCTGCCCGCTCAAGTCACCGTTGTAACCGGTGGTGATAGAAGCACGTCCAAGCGGTACCATGATACCGTGGATTTGGTTCTCGGCTGCGAAGTTATCCGGGTTCAAAACGGTCGGGTCTTTCAACAGTTTCCAGGTGGTCTTGTAGAACTCGTACCCGCCCATCTTGAAGGCGTCGAAACCGAAGTCAAGCATCCGTTGCTTGTTATCGAAGTAACCCCATGTAGCGGAACCGGCCCCACCAACTTTAGCGAGCCAGTTGTCGATGGACAACGATGCCTCGGTAGACAAGTACAACAAGTTGTAAGTCTCGCCGTTAACCTTGTCAAGACGTTTGATGATTGACTCGATGTCGGCAGTACCGGCGATGTTTCCCTCGAAGCTGTTACCACCGTTTCTGATCTGGTCGAACACTCCCTCGATACCACGGAACCCTGCGGTCTTGGCATCAGAAGCGTCAACGGCTTTCTTCCCAACGAACGCTTGAATCTCCATTTGATCCAGCATTCTCTCTCTAGCCTCCTCGATCTCTGCACTCGTCCAGAATGCGTTTCCATCCGGGGTTTTCAACCACGTTGCGTCGCACATGTCGGAACCGTTGATCTCGAACATGTCCTTGCCGATGATAAGGGACGTGCTACCGATCTCAACCTCACGGGTCAAGGCACGGGTCATACCCGGTGTTCCCTTCTGGAACTCGTAACCGGCAGCCATGATGGTCAACCCGGTAGTCCCAACGGTCCAGTCTGCACCGTCATAGGTTTTAGCGGTAAACTTGCCAGCGTCGTAATCGTCCGGCACGCAGATACCGTAGTTCACTTTCTTGCCGGCCTTGTCGATAACCATGAAGTTCTCGTTCGGGCGGATGGTGTGAGCGGCGATCGTGAACACGTCACCTGCACGGGTCACGCCTTCCAGCAATTTACGTCTACGTCCGGTCATCCCGAAGAACTGGGTGTCGGCGGAGATCATCTCCTTTTGAGCGTATTTATCAAGGAACCCACGGATCGTTTGATTCCCGTACTGGTCGATGATTCTGTCCTTCAATGAAGGGTAAAACTTGGTAGTGAAGTCATATAGACTCATGTAGTTACCGGAGATCGGTTGAACTTTAATGTTCGGATCAAGGTAAAAATCTGATGTAACACTTGTAAGCATAATATTCTATCTTATAAAGTTCTTGTCTTTGAGGAACCTCAGGAACTCGTCCTCCGACGGACCCTTGGCATCTCCCGGCTTGGGGGCGTCAGTGGTGGCGTTAGACTTTTTCCTCATTTCCTCTTCAACAGTATTCGCTTTCACCGCCTTTGCGTGTTCTTCCAGTATCTTCGGCAATTCCATCCCGGCGGTGATCACTCTTACCAGGTTGCCGTAATTGAAGGTACCGTCCTCGTTCTTGAACGTTCCCAGCAGCGAGTCGATCCCGTCGAACACTTTATCGTATCTCGACTTGTCACGAATCTCGTAACTGAAACCGTCAATCTCGATCTTATCAAGACTTGACAAGGCTCCTTTCGCCCCCTTCACCCATTCTTCTTTTCCCTTGTCAACGTTATCCTCCACACGCTTGAGAGGAGTCTTGTATTGCTCTTTCTGGGCGTTGAAATACTTTCTAGCTTCCTCGGCCTTGGTCTTCAAGCTAACCAGCTTTGACCTGTTCTTGCGGTCAATTGCCTTTCTCTCGTCATCTAGCATGTCCTCGGTCACCTCCTCGGTCTGGAAGTAGTCTTCATACATGACTTCAATATCCTCCTTGTCTAGTGACGGGTATTGAGTCTTGAGGTACTCCTTGACAACTTTCTCGTTAGGCTCGTTGTCCCAGTCTTTCTGTACCTTGAAGTAATCGTCCACTCCCCTCCCGGTTTCCCGGACGAACTTGTCGATGTTAGCCACGTCAGGACTGGCGTAATCCACGGGTTTCTCAACCTCTTTTTCCACCTCTCGAACCTCTACCAGATCGTCCCACGTCTTCACTTCCTTACCTACCTTACCGGCTAGGTATCCCAGAATCTTGTCTTCCGGTATCTTCGAGAAATCTATTTCCTGATCATCGACCTTGTTGACATCCTCCATCTTTTCGGGGGTGGGGGCGTCTGCCTCGTCTTCAACTTTCGGTTCCGGCGCGGTTTCTCCCTCCTTGACGGCAGGGACCTGTTCTCCCGGCTTGAAAGTTATATCCTTCAGTATTTCATCCAATTTTGCCATTCGATTTAAATTTAATTATACAACAAATATATAGATTTTATCTATAACAACAAAGAGTTAACTGATTTTCATGTCTCTTTTATCTTGATTCCATGCACTTTAAGCATCAGCTTGCGCTTTATCTTGTAAACTTCAGTGCGGAATCCCTTGGTGTCCTCCACCACGGTTTCCCCCGTCTCGACGTCGGTGTACACGAAATCGGCCACGTACTTGCAGGCAAGTTCCACGCAATGCCTGTTCTTCCCCTCCCCCTCGAACTGGGCGGGTATCAACGTGTAAGTGACCTGTTCTTTCAGGTCCTTGATCTTGCCAGCCTTCTCGAGTAGCTTGAGGGTGGCGGCACGGGCGGCCTCTTTCTTTGAAGCGTGACCACCCGATTTGACGTTACCGTATTTTGATCTTCCTATCATCCCCTTGCCCTTTTATCACCGGCTGTACCGTTCTTCCTTCCACGGTTGGCGGAAGATGACGTGTACCTCCTGGTAGCGTGATCGTAATCTTTCCCGGCACGAGACGATTTCCCGTGCTTCTTGTCATGTTCACGGTTACGCTGGCTAAGCTCGGCCCGTTTCTTTCTTTGCTCCGGTCTCCTGTTAACCTCGGTATCCGTTTTCTTTTTCTTCTCTCTAGCTTCCGGGTGATCCCGGTAATACTTGGCAGACCTGGATAATTCAGACCTGTCCTTCCTCGGTGGTGCCATCTCCTGTGTAATTTTGCGTTTGGTTAACTTCTTCCATCGGTGGTATCTCGACGGGTGGGGCCACCTGTTCTTGTTGCATGGCGTTCATGCTCTCGAAAGGTATGGTAGACCCTCCCCTCTGTCTCTGGTTGATCATGGCGCTTTGCTGTTGCGCTTGCTTGTAGGTGCGGGCATCCTTCGCCTGTTCCTTGTACTGGTTGGATTCAGCCGTCACCCTTGCCTGCAACCCCAGCTCCTGCATCCTCAACTGGTGTTTAACACGTTCCAGTATGATCTCTCCCTCCACCTTCTTCTCGTTTATCTGTATCTCCGATTGAGTCTTGAACTGTAACTCCTGGCCCTTGGCCTGTATTTCCATCATCAGGGATTGCTGTTTCTGCTGCTCGATGGCAACTTGCGCCTGGGCTTGCATCTGGGTCTTCATGGCCTCCATCTCCTTCTGCTTCTGGAACGCCTCGTCCTGTCGTTTCTTCATGATTACCTTCAAGTACTTGGACGCCATCTTGATGTTGTCGATGGACAGGATGTCCATTCGATCGGAAAGGGTGATCTGCCCTGCCTGAACGGCGGCGAGGATCACTTGATCCAGCTTGGCCTTTTCCTCGGCGTCCGGGGCAACCTCCACGATCACGTCAAGATTGTGCTTGTACAGCGTCTTGTAATCGTCAATAACGTCATCTTCAAGCAAGTAAGACATCACGTCATCGGAGAACGATTCCCTGTACATGGACATCTGCTGGGCACGGTTCAAGCTAACTTCCCCCGCCCCCTTCTTTATGGACATCAGTCCCTCGAAGATGTGCTTGGTTGCGGTGTTACTCATGTTAAGGGCCATCTGTTGCGTTCCAACGAGGGCACCGTTAAGAGGGGCCGAACCGTCTCTAACCCTGTTAACACCGGTAACCTCGTAACACATGTTCATGTTCTGGTTGTAGGCGTTGATAAGCTGCATGAGCTTCTGCCCGTCAGACGTGGGGATGTTACGAAGGATGTTACCCTGCAACACCTGGTCGTCGTCGTAAGCCGTTCCCTTGTACAACAACGCTCCCGTCTGGTACATCATGTCAAGGACGTCGGAGGGGGTGAGCTTGGCACCCGTGCCGATGTCTATGTTCATGAGGGCGTCAACGTTTATCTCGAACATGTCAGGCTTCATCTTGGAAATCAAGTGTCTAAGTTTCAACACGATAAGGTGTATATCCTCGGCGTAAGACTTCAAGTTCTCCACGATGGAGGGAACGGTTAGCTCGTAAATCACGTAGGGTGCCATCACGGTGTTGGCGTTATTCACGGGCCGGATCATGTCACGCATCAGGTGGTAGTTGAACACCAGGTCCATGCCAAGCACGTAGTAACCCTCGAACCACACGTCGTACTTCCCTTTTATCATCCGTGATGAAGACTCCTTGGGTAGAACGTAATCCTTGTCCTTGGGGATAAGGTTGTTGCGTTTACGCTTGTACACCTCGTCCATCGTCGTCTTGAAGGTGAAGTACATGACGGTGAAGGTGTCATCCTCGTTCGCCCTCTCGTCAGGCTTGAACCGTCTATCGTTCACCCCCCTCGCCAGTCTCTCGTACGATACCTCTCCCCGGCTCTTTCTCACGATGTCCCCGGCGGTCATCTCCATCATCTCGGCGAAGTAATAACAACCCTTCTTGTCACGGGTGTAGAGGGGGTCGTACGAGTGAAGAAGGTTCTTGCAGTCTACCCTTCTCATGATGACCCCGTAGTTCGGATCTGCCTCCACCCGCACGGCGGCCTCTCCTATCGTTACCAAGTCCTCGGCGATCCTGTTTTGAACCTCCCTGAAATAATTCAAGTCAAACGCCCTGTTAATGATGATTTCCGAGGCTATCTCTTTTTTCTGCCTGTATTCCAGTTGCATGTGAAGGTCCAGCTCTTCCTTGGAATCCGGCACGTAATCCGGCACGAAGTTGATACCGGTGGCTATCGTCATCTCTTGGGTGAAATCCTTGGTTAGCATCTCGGTTTCAAGTCTCTTTCGATACATGTTCCGCTCTTCCCTTGACATGATGTCCACGCCCTTGGTCTTTATCTTAAACATGTCGGCGGGGAAACTGTCCTTCACCACGTTAACGAACTTTGGAACCACGGACGTGAACTCCCAGTTGAGCGACAGGTAAGCCTGATCTTTCGGGATGTTAAGCATGTTCTTGAACCGGTCAATATCCACCTCGTTGTCTCGAAGCGCTTCCAGTTCCTCGAACTTCTTCTTCCTGCTGGCGTAATCGTTGCCCGTGATCCACTCGAACTCTATGTACCGGGCGTATTCTAACCCGTAATCCTTGCTTTCCTTCTCCTCGTTGGAAGCCTCCCTGTTCGGGATCGTGACGTTTCTTCTTTGTTTATCCATTTTTTAACTTTCCATAAGTTCCAACATTCTCGTATATCCTGAACATGGGTCTCGTTGGCACCGGTTCAATCGCTTCCACCTTGCGTCTCTTCTTGCGAGTGCATCCTATGAGAGCGTAGGCTGACGATATGGAGGCGTCACGTTTCGTCCTGTTCTTGTCATCGAAAGCCAGCCAGTCTTCTAGCGTGGCGTTAAAATACATCTCGGAGCTACCAACGTTGTTCTCCACGAACGACTCGATGGCGGCGTTTATCATCTGCGACACGTTCTCGGACGTGGAAGGCATACCACCCCTCACCCTCTCGTCTTCGGACAGCTTGTCCCGTTCCTTGTCCGTTCTTGTCATGGAGAACTTCCTGTAACCCCTGCGATACATCTCGTCTATGAGGTTGTTGACGTTGTTCTCTATGAGGGCGGGCATCCCGTAGAACACCATCGCCTTGATGGCGTCCTCGAAGAATATCTCCTTGGAATCCGGCCTGTTTATGTATTCTAGGAAGAAGTTGAAGTTGGGCGCCCCGGAAGAGTTTATGCCGGAGAACCCGTGTATCGCTCCCTTTGATCCCTTCCCGTCCACGGTCTTGTTAACACGGTACGGGTCTATGCCGAAGTTACCTATATGCCTGTTAAGCGGCAACCACAACCCGTTCTCGAATTTCACGTTATTCTTGAGGCCTTCCTCGGGTATCCAGCTAACCAGAAACCGTCCATCCGGCTTGTCGATAAAGATGACGTGTCCACTATCCGCAACCCCTTGATACCACTCGAAGTTTCCCCTCCGGAGATGAGTTCCATCCATGTTATCGTTGTGCTTTATCTGGGCCAGTATGTTGGCTTGATTGAACATGCACATGTTAAGGGCTAGCTTGAACCCGTCCTCCTCGGTGCGGGGGTTCTTCCTGTGTTCTTCTAGCAATTGCTTCGGGTTATTCTTTAAAGCCTCGTCCACGTTGCTCAAGTACGTCTTGACGCCTATCGACATGTTCTCCCCGTCCATCGTTCTCACCGGTGATTTAGGGTCATCGACTATCATGCTCCCGTACTTGTCAATAAACCCCTCGTAATGCTCGAAACAGCTTATGAATATCTTGTACAGGTTGGTAACAGTCTGCCCGTTACCGTCACGTTTTCTCGGATCGGAGTTGTAGTACAAGTACTTGTACCTGTCCCCCGCCAAGGCCTCGGGATCGTTGGCGTCCTTCCCGGTCATGAACTCCACGGTGGAAATAAGGATAGCCTTCCCAGTAATACGACGACCTTTAGTGAGACATTTTCTCACCATCGTGAAGTGAGTTAACGTGTTACCGTTCTGTTTCTTCCACTTGCTGAACTCGTCACCGAAGTAGAAAAGCAAAGCCTCCCCGTCGTAACTTGACTCGTTGGTGGGGCGGAAATTTATGCGGGTGTTCAACGCCACGTCCACGATTTCCTTCTCCTGTCCCGCCTTTTTTAGCTTGTTACCCGGCTGGGCGAATTCAAGTTCAGACTTGGATTTCTCGTCCATGCACATCGGCTTGAAGTAGAACGGGAGGTGGGAGAACATGGTGGTTAACCTCACGAAGTTGGACTTGGCATCGGTATCCGTCTTGGAAGTCATCCCGGTCAGCTTGTTTCTTTGCTCTATCGTCTTGCAAAGTATGAACGCCATGATACAGTCCGTTGCCCCGAAACGACGAATCTTTTCCAGAATGATACCTAGACACCGGTTATCCCTGTACATGGCTTCAAGAAACAGGAACAACTTCCTCTGGGCGGCGGAGTAGTAGTAATACCCCCCGTCCGCTCCCGTGTAGCAATGGGTCATCATGAACCAGTGGGCGCCGGTTATGTACGTTGCCACCCCGTTGTTCATGAACCAGTACCCGTTCCGTTTCTTCATGTACTCGGAATCTATGTAATCCTCGTGTTTCTTGGCTGTTCTGGAGGTCAGTTCTCTTGGAGGTGCTTGCCTGCGCCAGAACTGGTCTTGCTTGAACCGCTTTCCCCAGTCAATCTCCGCCTTGATAGGTTTCTTGGGGAGGGCGATACGGATGTCGTTTATCTCTATTATCTCCCCCACCGTGCCTTCCGGGTCTATCACCACGGCGTCGATCTCGGGGCGGTAACCGGAGTGATCCTTCATCCTGGCGAACTTGTCGGCGTACTTCTCGGCGTAACCACCCTTGTAGTCATTCTCTTCCAGCATGATGTCTTCCTCTTCCAGCTTGCTCTTCACGTCATGCACGATGTCCTCGATCTCCATGACGTCGTTGAAGGCTACCAGCTTGGTGTCTATCATGGTGGATATGCTATCTGCGTCGTTACCGATCACGTCCGAGTCCATCACGACGTCTTCCAGCCCGGAGTAGAGGGATTCCACCACCCCCTGGCTGGCGTCTACTATCTTGTCTAGCGTGGCACGAACCCACTTTTCCTGTTTCCTGTCGTGATTGAGGATGGAACCAAGCATGTTCTTGCAGCTAGTTATGGCTTTCTTCTTTAATTTTATGGCGTTCTTGACGGTGGTTTCCTTCTCCATTACGGCCGTGTCGATGTCCGCCGTGATAACCTTCATCAGTTCTCCCACGGCGATCTTGCACGATTGTATGAATCTGTCGTCACTCATCTTCAAGCTCTCCTATTATCCACGGCGTTTTCATCCTGTACAGCACTCTATCGTCTATCTTGAACTCGTACTCGGAATCAAGGTTGAACACGACGGGGGTACCGTCATCTATGCCTTGTTCCCGTAACGACTCGTTGGAGTACGTCATGATACCGTGTTGTTTCTTGTATTTCTCGGGGTTGGCTATATCGAAACTCCCCTCCCTCACCCTGTCATTGAGGACGGGTTCAACGTAGCACCACGGGTCAACGGCGATATGATCGTTACCACGCTTCACGAGGTACACGAACTCCACTGGGATAACGAACATGTCATCGAACAGCTCGTTGCTACTACCCACCTTGTTGTCGGTGTACTCCACGCTCCGGCGGCGTACCATGTTATGATGGAAGTAAGCGATGTCACCCGGCTTTATCCTCGGGTCCGATGACGTGACAACCTCCCCGTGTCTCACCACGTAGGTCATGTCATCCATCGTGTTGTTCACGTAAAATTTAGTGCCACCGGGGGCGGTTATCGTCGTCTCGTACGTCTCGGGGACGTGAACGATCACCCCGTTAATCCCTTTCAAGTTCCTTTTCATAATCGCTCACGTCAATGGTTAAACTCCCGTCATCGTGACGGTATATTTCCTTCCACACCACGGCCTCGTTGCCGTCTTTCTCCCGGACGTGTATCGTTATCTTGTCACGGTTTTTAAGGCGTTCCTTCTTGATCGAGTGTATGATCATGCTGGTCAAACCCCCACCCCGTGACGTGAACGACAGGGATTGTCCCACCCGGAAACATAATTTCCTGCCGTTATCCATGTAGCTAAATTCTCTCAAATCCATTTCAAATTACTATTTAGATATTAATATTCCACCCGCTAATCCTGCCAATCCCCACACCCACCATTTCTCGTACCACCGGTCCCTCTCCTTTATGACGAGGGGTTGAATGGCGGTGGTGGTAACGTACGGGTTCTCGTTGACCACCCTCACGAGGTATTCGGTGCTACCCATAAACTTCTTCCTCTTGCCGGAAACCAAATACTGGGAGGCGTACACCTCGAAGTTGTCGAAGTGAATTCCATCTTCCATCACCGTTCCGGAGACGTACCTGTACTTGTTCCTGTCATGGAAGGGTATGTACACGTTCCTGTAAACGGTATCAAATTTTATCGTTCCGGTATCCCTGTACACGGTGTTCACCTTGACGATAAACTCCGGCTTCATCCCCTTGATCAACTGTTTCAGGGAATCGTTCTCCTCTAGCACCTTGCTGGAAACCGATAACATGGATAGCTTCTCCGCCACCTCCCGGTTATACCGGTCCTTGTAAAGCCTGATGGTATCCTCCATCGCCTTGGCGTTATACACGTCTCTCCCCGCTTCTCGATCACGATTCACGGAGTTCAACGTGATAAACACCACTAGCACGGTAGCTATCCACGCTATCAATATTTTCCAGTTATTCTTCATCGATTTCTTCTATAACAGCTATTATCTCCTTGTCATGTATGGCAACGAACTCGTCGTCACCTAGGAAGAACGGCGTGCCGGTACGGGAGGGGTGCAACACGATGTCTCCCGCCTTCACGTCATCCCTGCCCTCGTTCATGGCGACAACCTCGCTCTTCCGTGTTATCTCGTTTCTCGTCTCCGGGATGAATATGCTCCCCACCTTTCGCATCTCTTGCTCTGTCTTCTTGATGATCACGTAATCGTTGATCGGCCTGATTCTTTTCATATCAATTAAATTTTAATTATTATTCTGTTTTTCAATTAGTTTAAGTATAAGCTCGTATTTAGACTTGTCCGATTCCCTCCAATCCTCAATATTCTTCCGGAGGGCGTCCATCTCCAGTTTTATGGTGCGTTCTAAACTCTTGAACTCGGCGTTATGGATTTCCCTCAAGTTCAACAACTCCTTCCTGATCTCGTTATCCTTGAAGTCCACGTACTCCTTGGTCGGCTTGTTGAAACTAGTCGCCATAGCTGTCGTTACCACTAGTGCTACCGCCCCCATCACCGCCTTGGCAACGTTGCCTGTCACGTTGTCTATCCAGTTGCTCATTTTCAGAAAATAGTTTAGTTATGGCCTTCGCCATGATTAATAACGCCCCTATGATGAAGTTAAGCCATATTTTCCAAGTGTCAGAGAACGGGGATGTGGTTATCAACCCCTGCCACATGGGAAGGGTGTAGACGCACGTGTCGCCTATCATCTTTATTTTCCGTGGGGTGGGTTTCTTCCAGTTCTTGACGCTAGCTTGCATGATTAACTCCTTTCCTCTATAATTTCCCAGAACACTTCATCACCATCCTTGATAAATTTCTCGACTAGAGCCTGTATGTCCCTGTCGGCACGACCCTGTATCGTTCTCTCCCCGGTACGGTTGTAAGCGACTAGAGGACATCCATCGGTATCATCCACGTCGTTGCCACCGTGAACCCTTATGCCGGAGAATTTCATCCCGTTAACGTCAACGGTTTGTCCCGGCGTGTTGTATAACAAGATCATGTCTCTCTCGTACTTCGGGCTGTAAGTGATGGCAACCTTGTACTTGTGGGCGGGGATGGCTGTCTTGCCGGGTATCTTCACGTCTCTCACGGCGTCTTCAAGCACCCAGCAGAAGTCCTCGCCTTCAATCTCGATCCTGCCAACCGTGGCATCATCGAAGAACTCTTTCCTGATATGTTTGATAATATGTTCCATATTACAAATATACGAATTAAATCTTTCCGTAGTATCTAAAAAAGGCACCGAAAGGCCTAGTTCTCAAGTAATCCATGTTATCACGGTTCTCTTTAGCCTCCATCTCCATCGCCGAGGCGTAGTAAGCCTTTCTGTTGGATTCTCCAACCTCTTTCCCCTTGTATTTTATAACGTGGTGAATGAACGATATTAACCACTCGACGAGGTACATGATGTAGTACAACGTGAAAGGCAATAGGAACGGCAAGAACGCGTACCAGTGGTAGGGGGCGCTGAAAAGGAAACTGGCAAAGTAAGCGATTATCATACCCATCGTGAAACAATCTTTCCATTGACGAACGTGAATACGTTCCTCGTTAATGGCGTAATCAGGTAACTGACCTTCTTTCATTTTCGTTAATATGAAAGGACCTAGCGTTATGGTTGAATACCCCTTGAAAAGTATCAACCTCGCCAACCAGTTGTTGTAGTGAATTTTTGTCATGTACATAATAATTGAATAATTAAGCTGTTATCCTAGCACCGAATGTTTGAGTAACCCCTTGAAATGTAAAGGTAAAAGTTGCATCAACATTCGGTGGAATTAAATTTAGATTGAGTGGAATATAACAACCACTCCCATCAAGATTATTAACAATATTTTTGTGCCAATCACCCAATGCAATCGGAATATTAATACCACTTATGACTCCCGTGGCCACTAAATCGTAACCCCCTAAATCATCAGTAACACCCACGTCTTTTGACATGGACCTACTTAAATATAAGCACGAGCTATTCGCTTTACTTATTGTTAACTTGTTCGTTGTAGACGCTTCAACCATGTTAGGAACTATCTTGTTTATCGTTGTTCCAGTACCACCGGTACACACGTAAGGCTTGATACTACCCCACGAATCTATTGATGGCGATTTAGACGAGCTTACGATCATATTCCCCTTGTACGCCCTGTGCAATAATTGAAGCTCCATCCCGGCAAGCGCCCTGTTAAAATACGAGTACTCTTGCAAGCAACCGTCCCACCAGTCAAGGGGTTCTGTCGTGTCGTGGAAAGCCCTACCAAGCCATATGTTCCCATCCCACCCCATCACGCCAGTACTACCGTAATCGACAGGTCCATTAAGGGGATAGTCAGAAGGGGACATTAAGCCGTATTTTTTACCGTTTAAATAAAAGTCAAAAGTTTTTGAAGGCCAGTCGAACACGACTATCAAATGATTCCAACCGTCTACTATCCAGTTTGTAACCGTGGCTTTACATGCTTGATTTGACGCTCCATTGTACACTTGGAACCTCATCACTTTATCCATGGGGGTTCCCGGGGAATCAAGACCCATAGCGTATCCAAGACCCATCGTTCCATTACCATCTATAACACCACCCATGATCCCATCATAAGTCGTGTTAGCTTCCGCGCGACTATACGCGCACACGGATATGGTGAATGATCGCGTTCCCTTTACCACGTCCGGTAAACGAAGGGCTACCCCCCCACCAGACAAGTCCAAGCAGGGGGAACCGTTAAACCCGATCATGTAATAAGATATATTCCCCGCGTGATCAACCGGGTTATTACCGTTCCCGGAGTAATCATCAATGTCTCCACCTAACGGGAGGTATACCGTGGGTTTCAATTTTAGAATAGTGCTTATACCTGCCACTGGCCATATTTTCTTGCCGTTTAACCACGCTTCTTGTAATTTCTTGCCGTTCAAGGCTCCATCCACGAGCTTTCCTACTTTTCCTAGTTCTATTGCCATACTACGCGAATTTAAGATACAACCTGCCTGTAACCTGTGACGATTCTCCCGGTATCGTGTCCACAACCTGAACCGACGTTACCATGTTAGCTGCCGACACCGTCTCGATACAATTACTCAACTTGGTATACTGGGACGATGACATCAACCCGTTAGAACTTGATGAAGCTAGCCCGTACGTAGTGTTCGTTGATGTTATGGTAATGTTGCCTGAAGCGTCACTTGATATAGAAGTGGCCCCGGCTCCAATGAACCTAACCTGATTACGATACGTGTTATCGTCCGTCACCTTCAAGTAAGGGTTAGAAGCAGCCGCGTTAGCCGCAGTTCCTGACGCACCGGCGTACAATTTAGTCGTGTAATGAGTGTTCGTGTCAGTGTCTGTCCAAGGAACGGAAACGTACATCTGTCCAGAAGAGTTCAATTGAACAGCGTAGTTTTTAGACGCTAGTCCCGTGGCGCCGATCTTGACAAGACCGTAAGTTGACGAAGTGGCGGCACTGTAAGTGGAGTTAGTATCCGTCCACGGCACCGCCACGTACATTTGACCGCTAGAATTAAGCTGCACGGCGTAATTCTTGGACGCCAAACCGGTAGCGCCTACCTTCACCAAACCTAGCGTTGAAGATGTAGCTTGAGAGTAGGTGGTGTTGGTGGTGGGGGGGGTGTACCCTAGAGCCGAAGTCACCATTGATTTGGTGATACTTGTCAAGTAGCCTCTATCAGATACCCATTCTTGGGTAGCAACAAGTTTTTCCACCATGTACAGCTTTCCCCAATATCCATTAGCGTATCCAGTAGATGTACCGTTTTTCCAATACCATGTAGTTGGTATTATTGTATTGCTAGGAGTTCTATAATTAATATAAATACCACTTTGATTAGATGTTAATATCCACTCGTTACCAGTATTAACTATGGCCGGGTAACCACTCAATATTTTAAATGTTGATAATGGGGCAAATTTACTGTTAGCCCACGTTTGCGTGGCGTACCCTGACAGGTCTGCTGAAGTGAGTAGTTTTGCTTTTGAAATTGTATTTCCGAGATAAGCACCATCAGTTCCTACAAATAAATATTTCTTGCTTTCATAGTTATATATATAGCTTCCAATGCTAGACAAGAATCCAATAGCTGCCTTACTAGTTCCGTTTAATTGAACTTTAATAAAGGATTCAGTTTCACTAGAATTTGTGTTATTTAATATTAATGAATTAGATATTGAATTGATAATTAATTGACCAGATAATATTCCCCCTGTCAAAGGTAAATATCCACCTAGTTTAGTATTAACCCATTTAGTATCAGCTAGGAACTTCCAATCAGTAGAATTTCCAGTAGAAGGAGTGTATTTTCTATACGCCATTCCTGTACCATCAATATCCCCAACTAATTGAAATGCATAATCTCCGGCCCAGAAATAGGTAAGAGCTACTCCATCACCAACTGACTGTCCACTCACAGGGTCGACCCCCGGTTTATTAATTACATTTTCTCCAGCAAATGATGAAATTAGTAAAGCATCATTTGATGCTTTACTAATATTAAGATTATTTATTCTAGAATCAGATGAAAACCCAGAATATGATTTAATAATACCTGATGCGAATATACCGTTGGTAGGTACTTTTGCCGCATCCTCACCGTAATTACTGGAAACAAGCAAATCACCTATCTCTATCCCTCGTGCCGATCCCGAAATGGTGGCGGCTATCTTGTTATTAGTGTCTAATCTAAAATCAACACCTGTATTACCGAACATATACCTTTTAGAGTATATGGTGTGTATTGATGCGTAACCAAATGACCAGTCATTGGTGCCAAGGTATGAGGTGCCACCCGAATCAAGAGTTGCTTGAGTGTTAGGCAATAGTCCTTGGGCTGGCGTCCTAAGCCAATTGTAGGTAGTCCCATCTATTCTGGCGATAGATGGATACGTGTTCGCATCCATCACCAGCACAGCCACGTTCTCGTCCGCGGTCACTACTCTCTTCCAATTGGATGAATCACCATACCCTAGGTTATTGGCGGTTCTGAACCACATATAACGAGTTCCATTTTCAACATTATGATTAATATCAAAGGCGAGTTGAGGTCGAAGTACTACATTATTATAAACGGAATTATAATTGCCATCTATTTGTAAAACGGCACCATATGACATTCCGGTGGGGGCGTTAGTATTATGACCAATTGGACGATAGTAATTAAATACTATTTTAGGAGAATCTGGACCTGCAAACAAAGTATTGAAATCAGCATTAGATCCTTCAATATAAGTAACAACAAATCCATATGTCCACTTGTTGTTGGTTGGCAAGTATTGAGAGTAGTTGGATTCATCTAGTATCTTGTAATCAGTTGCTCCCTTGGTGTGAATCAAATCTACTGCGCCACTTCTTATCTTGGTAGTTCCTGTTGCACGACCAATATGTGCTAACTGAGTACTTTGTGTCCAAATCAAGGAATTTCCATCTGCATCATCTAGTGACCATACTGAAGGAACTTTCATTGACGTACCGTAAAACCTGTATTGAGCGGTATCATATTCCACGTCTCCTACTCCAATCCATGCAAAGTTTGAAGTACTACCGATTCCATGACCACCGATCCGAATACTAGTAGCATTATCACTATTGGCTTTAAACGTGATTGATCTTTCCCATACACCTGATGTTGTTATATTTACCAATAATTGGCCAGTACTTGACACTTCAAATGGGCCCACGTTGAACTGTCCGGCAGTGAAGGTGTTTTGAGCGGTGAAGGTGTTAGCCTCGCTCTTCTTGGCCATGTCAGACACGTCCGGTATGTCAGAGGTGGAGGCGGGGGTGGGGAGGTTGCTAGCGTCCCATATCTTGTAACTATTACTATTCTTGACATGTACTAAATCAGTATCATTTGATCTAACATGACAGCCACGTATACTACTACCAAAAATAATAGTTGATTCATTAGCTAAAATAGCTGATGCCTCACCAAAATCAATTCTAAATATTGTATTTAAATCTAGGCAATCTGTACGAAACTTGTATTGTGCATTATCATGCCCAACACTTCCAATTCCAATATATGCGTAATTAGCAGCAGTAGCTGAAATCATCGAACCAAAAGTCACTCTCGTATCTTCAAGACTATTGTACATGAAAGACAATGACCTTTCCCATGCTGTAACATTTTCTTTATATGGAATATTTACTTCAAGGTTACTATTTCTATCTACTTTAAAACTACCAACAGAGAACTTGTTGGCGACAAACGAATTCGTTCCAGTGAAAGCGTTATTCCCTGACTTGGTGGCGGGGTCGGGGAGGTTGTAGGAATCTAGTATTTTATATGAACCTGTTGATCTAAAATGAATCACATCAGTATCTGATGTATATATTTGAGCTTTCCCGTCAATATCTCCAATATGTGTTGTTCCTTCAATAGATTTACCGATTAATCTTCTTTCAACACCATTATTATCTTTAGATTTAAGTACTATACTATTATTCATAATTATAGAACCGGTCATGGTTCCTCCACTCAACTTCAAGTAATTCTTGAGAGATTCAGTGGTCCCCGTGTTAACTGCATCTATGGCATCTGACACGGCCTTGACGGTGGGGGCGTAGTTCGTTTCCTTGCCGGTTAACACGCTCTTGAGGTCAGCCTGGTACAACACCTCCGAGCTGTCCGAGAAACGGTAGAACGTGTTAGCCTTTAACGTGGTGTCGAGGGTGGATGTACCGTTATTCCCTATTGACAGGCACTTGCCAGTAGTCTCCAGGCGGAGGGTGGAGGCGGTAGTTTGAACCTTGTTGTTCACGATAATATTACCAGAGAAATCGAACAACCCCGAGCTAGAAGAAAACATCGTGTTAGAAGATGAAGTATTGGCCCTCCACCAGTAATCATTGGTATGGAACTCGATACTTCTACCGTCTTGAGTGATGTAAACGTCATCGAAAGCCAGGTACAATTTCCCGCCATACGGTACCTTGTTCGTGGTCACTACCTTCTTGTTATCGGCATCCCATGACAGGAACATGCCATCGGTTAGTCTCGCTTGATCAAGAGAGTACAACACCTCGGCATTGTCTGATGCACGATAAAAAGAAGGTGCTTTAACTCCACAAGAAGCGATTATAGTGTTTGGACTCCCCACACTGTGACTATAATACGAGAAATAAGCATTCTTACCCCCTATGATAACATTTTTATCAAGGACGGGACTAATGAATGAAGGTTTTTTTATATCAAGAATAAACTTGTCATTAGAACCACTAGAATCTCCAAGTATTATACCATTCGTGTTAGTTGAAATTAAGGAATACTTGACTTCATCCTGTGGCATACCCGGTAATAACGCCAAGATGGAATCATCGCCACTCATGGATAATCCTAATCCGGCTTCCATAAACTTCATTTTGAGGGTAGCGTCAACGATTTCCGGATCAAATTTGAAATCTAACGATTTGTTATACGGTATCACGTTAGTGGTCTTGAACGTCTTGGTGGCGGCGTCCCACGAGGCGAACATCCCGTCAATCATGTCCCCCACCGGCTGTCTAAGTGCCACGTCGAACATGTTCCCTTCTTTCCCGATCTTGAACATCCCGTCCGACTCGTTGAACCCGAACATGAAGTTCTGTTCCGTTCCACGATCTACCTCTATACCGGCGAAACCTGCCGTTACACCGGCGCCAGTCTCTCCCTCGTTAATCAGGATCATGTTATCACGCACTTCAACCCTCTCCGCTTGAGTTATGAAAGTGTCACCCTCTTGAGTGACGTCACCTTTTATCACGAGGTTCTGCACGGTGAAGTTAGCGTAACCGGCGTCTCCCTTGGTGCGGGTAGACAATCCCCCACCTTCCGCTTTTAACATGGCTCCAGTGTTACCGGAGTCTATAACGAACGTCTTGCTCGTGGTACCCGTGTCCGTGTTTTGCTCGTGAGACAACGCCTCTAGCGCTTCAAGCCTGTCGTCCGTTGATCCTGAAAGGTCCGTTATCTGTCGTTGCAGGTCTTCCTCGACGCCCGTGGCTCGCTCGGTCTCGGCGGTTATGGCGTTTTGAGGGTTGGTGCCGGCGGCTTGCATCTCCTGCCGTATCTTCGCCTCTTCCGCTTTCGCCCTGCTGGATTCGGTGGTGATGTCGCTAGCGTTCTTTGATATGGCGGCGTCATGAGCCTCGTCACGGGCTGTCGATCTGGCAACCTCCGAGTCTATGGCGCTCTTGTTAGCGTTAACGTCCACTCGTAACCCCTTGAGCAAGGTGTCATGCTCGGCGTCCTTGGTCGTTGACCTGTCGATCTCCGCGTCTAGCTTGGAGCTAGTGGAATCCACGTCATCACGCAACCCTTCCAGTAACTCGTCATGCTCGTTATCTTTAGCCACCGACCTGTTGATCTCTTGATTCAACATCTCGTTGGTGGAGGTGAGGTCTTGACGGAGGTTAGCTATCTGCTCGTCATGTTGCTCGTCCTTCCCCGTGGAACGGTTGATCTCACGACGTAACTCTTCCTCTATCCTTCTCACGTTAACGTACGTGGCGTTCAGGGAACTAACCAAGTTGGTATTGTCCCACGTGTCAAGAAGATTCATGTCCCCGATAACCTTGAACATCATGTCACCGGTAACGAACTTTTTACTTCCCTCCTCGATGGGACCGGATAAATTCTTTATTATTAAATCAAACGTGATCGTGTTCGGTCTAGCTTCAAGGTCGGCACCCGCTTGTATCATAAACAAGTCGGAGTCAGCCAGCGTGCTGACCAACTCCATGTCTTGCGTGAACCTTATCTGCTTGACTTCCCCGATCACCGGGACCTCCGGTAACTCCGATGAATCCACGTTCTCTAGGGTAATCTTCTTTGACATTTTTTCTAGTTCTTTCTTGGCCGCCCTTTCGGTTTAGATTCTTCCTTGGATTCCTCATCGACGGGGGCCGGGTTAAACGTTTTATACAAGTCTTCCAGTTCCTCGTGTTCCTTTTCCACTTTCTTCAAGGTCTCCGGGTCAAGCAATCCTTTCTCCGGGTTCTCGACGATCATGGTCATGAAACGATCGAACAATGACATTACAGGACCGTTAAGGCTGTTACCTTGCATTTTCTTCACGATCTCGTCACAGATGAAACTTACCACCATGTGATGTAACTCGTAATCTCTAGGTTCTTGACCCTTCTTGTTCCATGACACGGTTCCCTTCTTCTCGTCAGAAGTGATCTCGAACTCCTCGTAATCCTTTGGCGACAACCCTAGGGCGAGGGAGGCGGATTGACACATCACGATTTCTTTTTTCGTTCCGTTCTGTGAATTAAAAGATTCAATGACGTTTGATAACAACATCATGCGGTCTAAAATAGTCAATTTAATTTTCATTTCAATGTAAATTTAATATATTAATAATAACTAAACTCTTTCTTCAAAAGAAAGCCAGTTTTTAGGCATTTGAGACGCTATCCATTTATTCGAATCAACTTTTATAACAAATACTATATCATGACCGGCAGAAGAAACTCCTTTATAATACAAGTCATCAATTATGAAATACTCTCCTGAAGACCACGGGGCGTATATCCAGAATTTCTCGTCCGCCCATGACATGATAAAAAACCATGATCCTATCGCTAACCTAGGTTCTATATTAACAATCTTGTTAGATCCACCTCCATACAAGACAACCATGTTGTTATCATTTCCAATACTTATTTGTTGTCTATCTGAACTGAAAGAGTGTCTTCGTAAACCGTTAAAAATTAACGCTGCTCTTTGCGACGCCAAGTTAATGCCTCCCGGCTCCGTTCTTGTAGCGCCACTAAAATTAGGATCAGGTCCTATATCAACCCATCCGTTACCTATCCTGACATCACCATAACCGTTTATACCAGAATAATAAGAATAGGAATTACCACTGTAAGTTACATACCCTTTATTAATATGAATATCTCCTTCTTGTACTCTAATAGCTTGAGGACCTGAATTAACTGAAAAATTCCTAGTTCCACCCGTGATAGACAAGTACATGAAAGTGGTGGTATCATAACTACCCCTCTGTTTAACTTTACCGTACAACATTGGTCTAATTCCGGCAGAAGATGGGATAACTGATGTTCCGATAGCTATTTGTCTATCCCAGTCGCTATCCGTTGCGTTCCAATTTTCACGATATACAAGACCTCCATTGTACAATTTTGACTTGTAATACGTTTTCCCGTTCTCTGTAACTTGATTGTAAGCCAAACCGTCAGAATCTATGGTAAGGTTACCTATCTTCCCCCCACTAGCCATAACCGTACCCTCGATGAAGGCGTTCTGGGCGTACAATATACCCGAGTCACTCACGGCGAACGTTACCTTGTCGGCGGGGGGATCGTAGTTGTCAGCCCCGAGCTGGGTGGTGGCGTATTTCAACGCTTCTTTTGCCTTTTCAAAATCTCCCCCGCTATAAAATCTAGGTACACGGTTCCTGAACTGTCTTATCGTCCACACGTCACCTTGACCGGGAGCTAGCGTTGATCCACCGTACATCCCACCGGTTTCTACCCAGTCACTGGGTATCTCGTCAGGAACGGAACTACCGTCACGGAGGGAGGGGGAATAACCAACCTTGATGTACGTGGTTGATATTAAACCTCCATCTATTTCCGTCTTCTGTTGCAAGGCGTGCTTGAGGTAGTCGAGGGTCGTCACGTCGTTAAGGTCGTTGTTGATAACTGGAACGTCCTCCGTGTCTATCATCTTGGTACCGTCGGGATCGAAAAAGGCGGAGAAACGAATGTTGGTAGGCCAACCTTTCGTTGAACTTTTCGCCAGCGTGTACGTGTACTTCGTGGTTGCAGAACCACCGGCAGATTTTATAACCGTCCAGTTCTTCATGTAGTCGTAAGACACGGCCACGTACCAGTAACAAGAGTAATCGGTAACACCTACCCCTCCCTCACCCTTGTGGGCGGTAGCGGTCACGGTGGCAGGATTGGCGCTATCATCACGAATCGAAGCGCTAGAACAATCGGTGGATAGCCAGTAAGCCGTGCCGGGTAAACCGTCAGCACCGTCGTTACCGGGGGCGCCGTAAGACCCGTAAGTCCACCCGGACACCGAGCCGAACTTGTCAACGGTCCTGCTACGCATCCAAGCGAAAGGCTTCTCTACCGTAGTGCTTTGCGGGCCGTCAGTCCACGAGCTTTCCGCTATATCCGAATGGCTAGTCCTAGATTTGCCGATAGAGAACTGGAACTCGGTGTAACCACCGGATTCCCCGTCCTTGCCGGGCTGCCCTTGCTCTCCAACGACACGAATGGCGTCAGACCAAGCGTCACTACCCACCTTCTGTCTCATGTAGATGTCTCCCTCCACGAACGGGTAATGCCACCCGGACGTCCCGTTAACGGAGAATTGAACCGATATGGAATCACCCTCCGGTCCACGTTCACCTTGAGGGACACGGATAACCTTGAACATCTTCTGGATGGAGGGGAAGGCGCCGCTAGCGCTAGACACGTTGAAGATAACCGAACCGGTCATGTTAGACCCGGTGAAACCGGTTACCTGAACTTGAACGTACTCGGAATTGTTGGTTCTCGTGAACGTGATACCCGAGTCGGCGGACACGGTTACCGTGGCTTGGCTCGTCACGTTCTCGGTCCCGTAGAACACCCGCAGTCTAGTCAGCATGTTGTTACCGTAGTAACCACCGCTACCGTCAGAGTAGGTGTTCGTTGAACCCACCTCGTTGTCAAGGTCTATAACGTAGTTGGACTCTCCAGGTATCCCGGAAACGTCCTGTATCAACACGACCTCGCTGTCGCAGATATTAACGAAACCCTGGTCGAAGTAAAGCTCCGCCCTGAGGTTCGTCCACGACGGGTCGATGTCAACGTCTATGTAAGGTACCTGTGAAGTCCACGACTTTATCGTGGTCCAGGTCTTTTGATTGTCTTTAGAGTAAGCGGTTCGCCAGTAACCGAGCGACCACCCCGTCACCCCGTCGGCTACCGATCCACGTTTTGCCGTGAAACGCACTTTAGGGGGGTTAGGAGACCCGTTCAGCATGTTGATGAACCTCGTGTCCGGGACGATCCAGTAAGAGGCTCCTGACGGCCCTGTAAGCACGACAGGGGTACTCCACCCGTCAGCCGGAACTTCCGTGGCGGGAGGTTCAACCGTTCCCTTTCTCATCCACAGGAACTCGTTACCGCTAGTCTTGGGAGGGGCGTCTTGCCATCCCGAGGTAGGGGGTGTCTCCATCGAGGTATTCTTGGCGAACTGGTAGTCAACGTATGTACCGTCCTGCCCGGCTTCACCCACGATCCTCATGGGGTCTGACCACGTGATCCCGTCATCCATCTTCTGTCTCATGAACACGTCATCAACCCGGAACGGGTAGTGCCAGTTGGACTTTCCGTCCTTCGAGTATTGCACCTGCAACCCGATCCCGTCTTTCCCCTTGTACTCCGACCACTCGTACTCCCGGTTGTAGTAAGCCACGTCAATCACTTGCTCCTGTCCCGGCGGGAACGTGTCTTCTTGCTGGTTAACCTGATTGTAAGAGAAGCCTATGTACCTAAGCCCTTCAGCCGCCCCGTCGTTCGTGACCTGTGAAAGGTCAGTGATCGGGTGGGTGGTGGAGAACTTGATCCATATGAAACGGTCACTTCCCGGGGGTCCCGGTACTCCCTCCCCCGTCAGCAGCGAGAACTGGTAATCAGCAGGGTTAAGAGGCAGGGGCGGGTTAGGCACTTCCTTGTCGTGAGCCAACCCTATGTATTTCTTACCTTCCGGGGTGAGCGATATGCCCGTACCGGCCTCGTCATCGGCGTAAACGATCCACACGTAACCGCCGGGTCCACGTTGACCCTGTTCCCCTTGCTTGTTCTTCGAGATATTGAACCTCTTCTGCAAGGTGGGGGCGTTTATCGTGTCCGGGTCCATGGTGTTCTTGGGCATGCAGGTGAACAGGATGAAACCGTCATCCTCTTCCATGCCCTTCACCTGCACGGTCTTCCCGTTGTTGGTGGCGAGGTAATCTATCGTGTCAGGGTTGGCCTCGGTCGAGAAGTTGTACTTGGAGCTGATGTCCTTTCCCCCCTTCGTCACCATGGCGGTCGTCTTGGCGTTATCACCCCAGTAACCACCGCTACCGTCAGGCTGGGTGGAAACTATGCAGACGTCGTTATCGAGGTCCAGCGAGTAAGCCGCCTCCCCCGGTTCACCTTTTATCTCCTCGGAGCTTAAAGCGCCGTCGAAAGTCTTGCTGCAATTGAAAACGAGGTCCATAGTCACCCCGGCTCCCTCGAAGTTCACGGTGAGGGTAACTGACGCCATGTCCTGGAACATGTCAAGGATGTACATCTCGCCACCCGCCTGCGTGAGGGCTGCGGTACAACCTGACACCTTCTTTATGGATAGCTTGTACTGGCCCTTGCCCGGGTTAGGGTTGGGGGACAGTAAAGTGGTACCGGCGTAAGCCACGACACCCGTCTTGGCACGACCGTTCTCCCCGAGCTGCCCGTCCTTGATCTGCCCGTTGTAATCGGACGCTATACCCACGTACGGGTTATCCAGCACGGCGATGTAACCACCCGCCCCGTTGATACCGTCAGATACCTTGATAAGGGAGGCGACGTCGGAGTACTTCTCCCCGTCCAGTTCCACCTCGTACATGACGGATAAAGTGCTTTTGCCAGCCCACCACTCCTTGTCTCGGGTGATGACCAGTGTCTTCTGGTTCTCCCCCTCTATCTCCTTGAAACCGTCGCTTGAAAGGTAGTACCACCTGCGGTAACCGCCGAGATCGGAGTTGAAGTTGTTCTCGGATACCCGTATCGTGATCTCGTCCGGGGTCGTGTTACCGTCCTTGTCGGTGATGAAGGCGGGGGCGGGGTCAGGCATGATGTCAACGCTCTTGGACACCGCCTTGTTTATATCGTTAATCAACTTGTCGTACTCGGCGAAGTTGTCAAGACCGGTACATCCCGGGCCTATCATGATGTTCTCGAAACGACCGTTCTGCACGAATATACCGGCGGCCGCCGAGTCTAGCGGGTCTCTACCGAAAACTCCCACCCGTTTTCCCGTGAGGTCGTACGAGTTGATACCCATGTATATGGAAATCGCCGGGGCCTGGTCAGAGGCGGCATCCAGCATGATGGCGGATTGTCTCGGCTTGTTCTTGTCGTCTCGATGACCGAACAACACGATCTCGTCACCGGCCTCCGGGACGTCACCGTTACCGTCTTGATCTGTCTTCGACAGGATGCAGTAATCGGCGCCCACGGCTATGACGAGACGCCAGTAGTACTTCTGGTGTTCTAGCGTGAACTTCTGGCATCTGGCTTGGTCGTAAACGATGAAATTATTCAAGTCACCGTCCTCGGCGTAACACTTGTAACCTTGATCAAGCTCCTCCACCCTGCCTATCTTCATGTTGGTGGGGGTGATGATCACCTGACCGGCCTGCGCCGTCAACTGCTGTATAACTAGGTTAACGAACGTGGCTTTCTTGCGGATGTAAGCGTAATCCACCTCTAGGTGAGAGTTACCGGTCTCGTCGTTCCATAACGATCCCCCGGCGATACCCTGTTGCCACCCGGGGGTGTCGTAATGCGTGGCGATAAGCCTAGTGAACGCCCCGGCGAACAGGTCAATCCATATCTCCGCCTCCGGGTTCTTGAGGTCCTCGGCACGTATGTAAGTCTTTAAACCGTCCCTGAAAATCCTGAATATAAGGTCGTTAATGGTGATCGATTCACCAACCTTCAACCACTTCGAGATCGTGACGGTGTTGAATATGGGATCGGTGGACGGGTTACCGCTACCTTCCCCCACCCCCAGCAACTTGCCCAGGGTCTCTAGCGTTATGGTTTCGGGGTCACCACCGAGGTTGTCGGCCCTCTGCGTCATCAGGAAGTCAGCCAGTGACGGGGAGGGGTTCTCTTTCATCCCCGTGGGGAACTTTATGGAGTTGGGAAGCGCCCTTGAGCTGGCTCCCAACAGTATCTCTTTCTTCTCGTCGCTCATGTCAAACTACTTTTTAGGCTTGCCGCCACATCCTTTGCGTTTTTTGCTTTTCATGGTGATTATCTTTAATACTTAGGCAAATATATAAAAAATATTTTGATTCTAAGAATAAAATACTCACCTTTGTATCATCACGTGGACGATCTCCAAGAACAGATATTTAACACCAAGAACATCCGTTCTAATCCGCACTACAAACATATACTTCTACTAAATTCCCCGTCCACGTGATTTTTTTTTTGCCTTCACGCTTTGTTTTCTCGAAACTTCACCGTATATTTGCATTGCTATGTAGTAGTGGACTGATTGGGCGATCGGAAACTATGACAAGCAACATTAAATTTTTGCGTTCTACGAATTTATTAGATAAAAAAATTAACCTGTGGCACACGGGGGTTCGGACGTGGAGGTTCCAACTATGGATGACCGTCAAGAGATTGACCTAAAAAGTAGCGTTCCAGTGAAGCGTCAATACGTACAAGTGTAATATTGTACGTAAGTGCCTACATGAAAATGTAAGTGCCTTTTATAGATACTTGAGAGCTTATCCTTGACTTCCGATCTCCCATCAACACTAGTCCGGTCAAGGATTTCTCTTTTTATAGAGATTCACACGACAAGAGGTATATAGCGGCAGTTGAAGACAGAGCGACCTGTCGCCCCGGTTGACACCCGAAAACGCTCACCAAGGCTAGAGTGCCTGGAATATAAACTGTTCATGAATAAGGTTCAAAGAAATCTCGCTACGTCTGTACGACTTGACGACGAGTAACCCATGCCGCAAGGTACAAGGTGGAGGTCATGGACCACCAACGGGCCGAATCGCTCCTGACAAGGAATCCATAGCACAGGTTATGGAGGGGAGACAGGAAGCTTTCATGGAGAGGGAGTGGGGGTCACTAGACCACGAGGTCCTGCCCATCCTTAAGTATTCTTCTTGTTATTTAATGCTCACCGTGGAGGTCTCCTCCCATCTACTACACTATATTCTTCATGAATATCACTTGTATAGTTAATATAGTTGTAGTATATTAGTAGTATATATATTACTAGTACTCTATACTATATATAGTAAATAAAGTATAGAGGATGCCCTATCAAGGAAGCGGTGAGTGTTAGCTAGCATGGGGAAGAAAAAGTCGGAGGTATGTCCTTACATGAAATGGATAGACAGAGAATAGAGACGATGTTCAAGATGGAGAAGGTCAAGCAAGATAGCAAGGCCGAGAGGCTGAAAAGGATGGTGAGGTTCAAAAGAGAGATACTCCCCTCCCTCGACGCTTACGACGTGAGAGCCTTCAATCGTTCCACCATGTTCAAGTTCTTTGACGAGAGGTGGGGGGAGATAGACGTTTACCCGATGTCGGACAAGCTACTCGTTATAGAGGACCACGAGTGGGTGAGGGGGGCTAGGAAATGGATAATTAAAAATATATTCTTGGAACGATAGAAATAGAATGAAAAAAGAAAAGATAAATTACTTCATCGTCGAGATAGAACTGTACTCCACCGATCTGCTCGTGGTGGTGGGAGATATTGAGGGGGCGATAAAATGGCTAGATAACAAGAACGTCAGCGAGGATGACATCGAGTTTGTCAAGTCTTCTTGCAATACCGGATCGCAAGGTACTACCTGTTTGTTAAGTAATAACGCCTTGTTCATTAGATTAATTCACTCCCCCACCACTCATGAATATAAAGGAATACTGGCTCACGAGGTATTCCACGCTACTAGCATTCTACTCAGGAGCAGGGGAATGTCACTCGTCAAGGAATCGGAGGAGGCTTACGCTTACTTGTTGGAATTTATATACAGGAAAATAGTCGAGAAGATAGAAGAATTGAAGATAAAATGATATATTCGCGTGTCTTTGCTTTGAATTATAGTAAGTGAATTGTCCCCCTCGTGCCACGGGCATTGGAGGGGGAATTTCAAGGTTTTCATTGTTAACAATAGTTGTTCGAGGGTGGGGAAAACACAGGACACCACACCCTCTTTTTTTTTACGCTTATGGAAAATTACGACATCTACAATAGCACAACCAACAGGGAATACAAGGAACAGGCCGAGAAAGCCATGAAGACGTATTATGACACTTTCGAGGAAATAGAAACCGTGAGGGTATCCCCACGGCTCCAGTATGTAAAGAAACGGCTTAAACAGAAAAAATCATCAAACGGTAGCCGTGGTAACGGTGATGGTAAGCGTTGAGTTATCAGATAACGTGCATTTTCCACCGGTGATCTTGCCGGAAGAATCGGCGGTGAGGCTGATAGCCTTAACGGATTTACCGTCAGCTCCCTTCGCCCCGGCAGCGCCAGTAGCACCTTTAGCCCCGGCTGGACCTTGAGGACCGGTAGGACCGGCAGGACCCGTGTCTCCCTTCTCCCCCTTCGCCCCGGTGGCTCCAGTGGCTCCCTTGTCACCCTTCTGCCCCTTCAACTCTCCAGATTCCAGTTTTTGCTGGAAGCTTTTACCGTCATCGAAAATAACGGAGGAGGCGGGGACGGAGTAAACGAACGTCTCGGCGCTCGTCACGTAACAAGCGTTGATCACCTCGCTGTTAGAAACGATGTCTACTGTAATCTCGCCATCCCCCGGTATTTCCATGTCTATTAACACGTCAGTTTTCTCCGGCTTGATCACCTTGTAAAGAACCGGGTCAAATCCCTTCGGGTACAAGTAGATCATCACGTCAGAGTTATCCACCCTGTCAAGGAAAACGTTAATCTTCCCGCTAGTTGAAAATGAAACCTTGAACTTCTTGTCCCCGGTCTCGTTGAATTCTAAGTTTTTTAATGCCATAACGCGTGTATTTAATTGTACGTCAAATATATGAAATTATAATGACAATAGAAAACCCCACCCCGTTGATGGGGAGGGGAAATCTACATGTCTAAAAAGAAATAAATCAAAAAGTACGAAATGATCAATGAAGTTATTGATTATCAGTTAGTTATCAAAACGGTAGCCCGTCGTCCTCTGGATCGGGGAAGTTATTCACACCCACCTGCTGTTGAACCGGCCGTGGTTGGGATTGGGGGGTGGAAGGTTGCTGGCTGAACTCATGTCTCGCTTGAGAGAACTGCCCCTGGTCTTGCAGGTAGGCGGGGTTCTTGCCAACGATCTTGACGTTCCAACCGGTACACGACGTGAAGTAACGAACGACACCGTCTTTCTCCCACCGTCTCGATTCAACGTCGAATCCAACCTCCACGGTGTCACCTATATTTAATTGCACGAGGGAGTCGATACGGTCGTTCAGGAACTGGATGACAACGTCATGGTCCCACCGCCCGTCGTTCCACGTGAATAATACCTCTTGTTTTCTCAATTTCTCGCTCACTTGTTGTGGCTGGAAGATGTCTTTAACTTTAAATTCTTTATTCATATCTAATAGATTTTTTGTTTCGACAAAAATAGGGAAAAACTTTGACGTTTACAAGTATTTTTCATATATTTGTTCCGTTAAATATTAAATTTTATCGACATGGGGATTGAAATAGAAGAACTGGCGTTACTTATGTCCATACCCGAGGTGAGGGAGGCCACGGACGCCGAGAAGATAGACGACATCAACATAAGGAGGTTGTCTAGCCTGATGAAGAAGACCGACGAGGTGTTCCTGGGTGGTATAATCAAGAAAGAGCAAGTGTTCAAGAGCGTGATCCTCGTGCTGTGGGTGGTGAAACAGGAGATAGAGGAATACTTGATCGAGAACAAGGTGGAGATGAAGAGCGATGATGAAGTGAAATCGTTGTTCGCCCATCAATTCACGGACGGTCACCGTTTAAGGATGGTGTTAAGAAACCTGGCGTCCGGCAACACCCTCCCCCTGGCTCACGTGTACCTCCGGCAAATACTCTTGAAGTACGAGGGCTGGGACCTTGACGGTATCTTCAAGAGGTATCAACAACTTGTAGCTGAAAAGACTGATGATCAATTACTTAACTATTTAAATTAAAAAGTATGGCGATAAGACTTGGAAGACCGACCGTTTATCAACAGCCAAGCAAGTTCGATTGCTACGCTCCCCGCCATCATTACAGGATGCAGGATAACGGGAAAATGTACAAGTACGTCTGGAAGAGGGACCTGGGGAACGTCCTTCAAGGGACGATCATAGGTTGCACGATGGGGAAGTACAAGTACCTGATAGACGAGTGCATGAGAAGGCAGTTCAAGATGAACGACAAGCAACTGGGGCTGGTTTATTACCTGGTGTGCCTGAACAGGGTGGTGTCCGTGGACGATTTCAGGGAACTACCGTACATGTACGGGCGGGACGGGTCAAGAAAGGTCGTGAGATGGTTCGTGGCTAACGGCCTGATGACGATGTTCGGGGGTGGAGGGGGACCTAGACACCTCAAGAAGACTTACGAGCTGACGGTTAAATGCCGTAACATCTACCGGAAGTACATGCACTACTGCATGCTCATAGAGAAGATGCCCACTTTCTCCAGCGACATGGGGGAGGACTGGATGAAATCCATACCCGCTAACCAGAGGCGAGGCATGAAGACTTACGTGAACTGGGCGGCGTCCGTGAAGAGGTTTAACAAGGAGGTGGACGAGAACATGGCCAAGCTCAAGGCGGAAGTTGAACTTGAAAAGAAGGAAGGAGGGGAGGTATGATAACTTACTTGACACTGGCGATAGCGGTTTGCACGCTAGTCCTGGTTATATTCATGTCCTTTGACGTTTTAAGGAACCGGGCAGTCGTTGACAAGACGAGGGAAGACATCGAGATGATAAAGAAGAACGTCAAGGAGTTGAAGCATCCAGTGGCGTACGCCGTGGAAAACTACGTCATCATCCCGAGGAGTCATCTCGAAGAGTACAACAAGTCTATCGTGGAAGTATCCATACAAGAAAAAGGAATCCAGTTCTCCGGTAACGGCAAGGATTTCGAGGAAGTCCCCTCCATCACCCACGTGAAAGTGGGAGGAGAGATCATAAGCAGGAAAGAGGAAAAGTATTACTAACTATTTAATATTCAAGGCAATGATAAAAGCAACTATTGAAATTGACAACGGCGCTCACGTGGTGCTATTACAAGATGAAGAAGGTAACAAGATGGTAACGTCCGTCATCCCCCTCGTTTACATGATAAATTCAGGAAAGGAGATAGAGGTGGAAGGCGACAACGTGATGGCGGGGAAGATTAAAGATTACATCATCAACCTGAAAGAGAACATTGATATACTGGAATACATCAAGGAGATGGTGGGGGATGAACCGGAAACTATTTTACCGGTTAACTTCATCAACGGGAAGAGCGTCCATGACGAGGTCGTTACTTCAAGTGAAGGTAAATTGACCCTAGATAGAGAGTTATGGTATGACGTTTACGGTAACTTCACGTATTTTTACAAGAAAATGGTAACCTCCCCATCACCTGACGTCATGGCTAGGATGAACGAGGCGGTGGATATAACGTTGCTCGTGAAAACTAGCAAATGGATGCTCCGGTACTACCTGAAATGCGATTACATGACTTACAGCGATTCGAGGAAGATGTACTACTTCTTCGACAAGGAAGGGACCGTGCTGGCTAATTGTAACAGTGATGATTACGACTACATGACAATATCCGTCGTTCCAGTTTCATGGGTAACAGGGATCGATTACCCGGTAGACGACGAGTTATCACTGGTAACTTTAAAAAATAATGACGGGTTTCTCTTCTTGTGCTGGAGAAAAGACAAGCTATCCCTGTTAATGTACAACGGTGATTATTTTAAAGAAGGTAAAGCGGACGCCGTGAAAGTGCCGGTGTACAAGTTCAAGAGTGTTAAAACTTTCAGTGAATCGATATTTTACTTGATAGTCATTCCCGGGGGAGTGATAGAGGGAGGCGAGTTAAGCGTGGTGATTCAAGATTTATTCACTCAACTGGAAAAACTGAACGACGTGAAACAATTAGTCACGTTCTACGATAATAAAACGACCCCCTCCACGATGGATAACGAGTGTGTTCTAACGCTACACGTTTAAAATTGATAGATATGAAAGCGAAAGTATACGATAGCGGAAGTATCAAGACTGTACTGGTACAAGACGATAACGGTGACAAGTTCATAACGGGACTGGAAGAACTGCTTGACATGATGGACGGGGAGGATAACTGGGAGATAGAAACGACAAGTAGCAATCCGTTAGCGGGGAAACTGTACAAGTATAACAAGCTGATGAGAGAGGTGGGGGAGATAAGAAGGGAGATAGAGAGCTATAACACGAGCAAGGTGTTCCCGGTGAACGATTTCTTGAAGGATGTTGAATTACAACATGACAAGAAAGTTGTTGATAAATACTTGAAAAGTAACGAGTTACAACTTGGGAAAATAGAACCTTACACCCCACTTCCCATTCCAGATGTTATAAAGTTCCCTGCATCACTGTCACGGGCGGATGTGGAGGTGAAGGATTTAATAGGCGTGCATGCCGGTTACAAGATCAAGCCAGCGAGTGAAGATAAAGACTATACAGGGATGAAGGTGGAGATGGAAGGTATAACCGGCACCGTGGAATACACGGACGTTCACGACGGGCTGGCGTTAAGGTTCAGGGGAGAACACGGTTTCATGGACCTCACCCCCGGTGGTATTAAAATACCAAGGTTCGAGATAGATGATATAAGGATGTGGATTTACATGAGACAACTGCAAGAGGGAACGTGGGACGTGTTCGACGAGAAGATAGGGTTAGGCGCTCAAGCTGACACCCCGTCGGAAGCGATAAAACTGTACCTTGAAAAGTTGAGAGATAACGATTTCGTTGGGAGGGGATACTTGAGTCAGGTGGGAATAACCGAGGACACGAGAATGATAGGAGAGTTCAATAAATGTAAAAACATCATCAATATAGAGATGGTTTTGAAGTATAATGAACTGTTGAAGAAGGAAGAGAGAGAAGACATGGCGATGAAGGGAGGGGAGCAAGAACCCACCCTCGACGTTCTGTTCGTGTTCTTCAACATCAAGGATATTAACGGTGAACCCGTGCCTCACTTCATGGTACCCTCGTTAACTAGCAATAACGCCTACATCATGGAAGAAGGATGTGACGATACAGTCTCGCTAGTCAAGAAAGCACTGGGAGATTACAAGCTATCTGCCGGTGACATGGAATACCTCGGGTGGGAGGGAGATACTCCCCCTAGAATAACTAAAGAGAATATTAAAGACATAGCACATATTGATGACCGTTTGGTTGATGACTGGTTACTAGTAACACGAAAAGTACCCAGAAAATTAATAGCACGAGAATAGCATTTTATCAATCTATATTTAAACACCACCCCCTCCAACCCAACCATAGTTAACAAGATAAAGCAACCAATTCTACAAGGGAAGGAGGGGGTTCCTATTTACCCCCACCACCAAACCTGTTAACATTATTTATAGTCAAAAATTTGTTTTTCTCGCACGTATTAATATATTATATATTATACTATATATAATATAACTCCCATACCCCCCCCACGTCTATTCAATTTTTCAATTTACACCCCTTTTTTTTCGAGCGGGATGGGGTCTATAAACAGCGAGACCCCCTACCTGCACCAAGTAAAATGGCGTGGAACATCATGCTTTTTAACAAAACGTTCCACGTGGAACATATATATTTTTTGATACACGTTCCACGATAACCTACCCCCACAAAACAGGTATATATAGATAGGGGAGGGGGTATTATATAGACATAAGAATGGGGAGGGGTGGGGTATCAAAAATTACAACTATAATAGCTATTGAGCATTATACCCCCACCTCAACACGTCATCCATGAAATCAGAAACCTCCCCCACCCCTGTACATTCATTTACCTTTGTGGTGTGGGGGTAAAAGTTTTTACCTTTTCGTTTGAACTCTCCCCCATCCCAGTAAACTAATTGTACTAGTATTAGGGTGGGGGTGGGTTAAACTAATTTTAACAACGTTCCACGTGGAACATATCAAAATTTGAATCACGTTCCACGATAACTGAATTTCATACCATATATATAAGGTATAACTAAAACTCATACCCCCAACCCAACGAAACGAAATTCATACCTTATATATATAGGTATAATTGATCGGTGGGGAGTGGGGTTTTATACCTTATATATATAGTATACCCCCATCCCCGTGATGTTAATAACAAGATTATTTGGTGGGGAGGGGGATAATACACACCCCTCCCACCCGACCAACGTTTAATAATCACCCAATTCCCCCACCGCCATACGTTTATATTATACAATATATCCCACCCCCTCCCCGATCTACGTCTATACCCCAACCCCCGAAATATATTCGGTACTTCATCCCTCCCCCCTTCACTTCATCAGTCATTCTATAACTTTTAGTTATACTCTTTCCACTATATCTATGACTACTAGTTATAGTATGGTGGGTGTGAGGTGGTGCGCAACGCTATTGCGTGGTGAATTCGTTCATATATCGAGTATAACGATGTTGTTCTTCTTCACGTGTATTGTATTCCCCACCCTCTCGATCGTGTCTCTATCGTCTTCTATTAACGTTCTATCTATATATAGCCACTCTCTTTCGTTCTGGGTGGGGTGATCTGTTCTTGTCATCTATATCACTCCCCTCCCACCCCCTTTTTACCTGTTTCTCCCTGTTTCCTGTATCGCACCCCCTTCCCTGTTCGATGCCTTTTTCGAGAATTTCTGTTAAATTCTTAACATGATGTTATATTCTAGTGTTAAAAGTTAAACTATAACTTATAGTTTTAACCCTGTTTTCGGGGTATGAATATATATTTTACAAACTTTAACATAGTTATATTCCATTGATTTATATATAGTTACACCACGTTATTTACTTTTGCTTACACTTTTATCGTTGAATGTATTGGATCGTGTTGAACTTTTGCGTACCTTTGTGTCAACAAGATGAGGGAAAGAGTTCTTATCACGGTTGAGGCATCAAGGTTCTAGCAGGACAACACCTATCTAGGTGGTGAAACGGTGGACACGGTTAGAACCCAGGGTGAACAGGTTACCGGGTCGGTGGTATATATAGAGACTGAGACTACCCCCTCCACCCGGGTCAATAACGCTAGTATCCCGTTCCTCTTCATTTCTCTCTAGTTCTTTGTTTATTGAAGGTCGTTAAGCGTGAATCCATGATGATGAATCATTATATTGACCTGTATATATTTACTTGTTGGGTAGGATAACACACGGCCGGGTAGCCAAGCCCGGGGCAGACGGGTTGATTGATCAGTCATTGACTAACAACCACGTGTCAAAACAATGTAAAGCGTTATACTATAACGTGTTACATATGGTAAATATAAATCAGTGGTCCGGGGTGACGGTGACGGATGCTTTAACGTTACAAACTGCGTCCCGTGGCGGGGATGATCCACCCCACCCCCGACCGCTAGAGATCAATTTCCACTATCACGTTTTCGAGGGGTATGGATACTTTACCGGGGTTCGATTCCCCCACCCTTGACAATTAACATTTAAAACTTGAATACCATGATGAAATACTTGATCACTTCTTTAATAATTACCGCTATCTCGGCTTGGGTGGTGGCAATATCCCCCTCCCCCGTCCATGATTCAACCGACATCGTGGCCTCCATGCGGGACAACGTGTACGAATCCATAACCCTCAAACTCGGGGACGGTTGCACCGTGGACGAGATAGCACGAGAGTACAACGCTAATAAATCATTCTACGATTCCATGACTGACGATCGCGTGAAATATTAATTCTTGATCACAGAATATGAACCTATTTGCCGAAAAAATAGAACAGCAAGCTATTGAGCGCATTCAGAAGTTTGCAAAGATAGCAAAGACTATGGGATTTGAAGTGTGCCTCGGATTCAGTGGGGGCAAGGACAGTCAAGTATGTTACGACCTCTGTAAACGTAGCGGAATTGAGTTTAAAGCATACTATAATGTTGCTTTTGAAAGTAACGTTACAAAGTGTTTTATTCGTGAGTATTATCCCGATGTGATTTGGCGCAGGGATTACAAGTTCGGCTTCATTGAAAACATTTGGAGAAATCACGGAGGCTTGTTGCCGACCGTTCAAATCGCTTATTGCTGTAGTAACTACAAGCATAATCACAACTATATAGATAAATGCTCTATTGTCGGCGTTCGCAAGGCTGAAGGTAGAGCTCGATCAAAACGCACGGCATTTTCGGCTAAGAATAAAACCATACTCAAAAAAAACAAGCACCTTGTAAACGAATACTTTGTAGAAACTTGCCAATCGGTGGGAACGGCAAGTGTTATACAGCTAATGCCCATTGTTGATTGGACGGACGGCGATGTGTGGGACTACATACATAAGTATAATCTCCCTGTCAATCCCGAATACGAACACTCTAGGCGTGTAGGTTGTATCGTGTGCCCGAAAACTAATTTTACGAGTAACTATATTGGATTGCTCAAATATCCTAAGTTGATTGATGCTTTCATCCTCGCAAGAGAAAAAGCAGGAAGGAATGGTAACCCGATTGATTGGTTGATAACTTCCGACAAGAAGGATTACTTCGATGACAAGCCCTACTACATCTGTCGTTGGCTAAACCATTCATTCATGCCGTTCACTAAGAAGCAAGAGGAATTTTATCGAAAAGTGAGAGAAAAGTATGATCAATTAAAATCAAACAAAAGTAATAAGAAATGAACATGAATTTAAGACAGGCAAAAAAAAATAATAAACCAAGAGACACCACCTGAAACAGATCCTCGAAATCGAATCTGGCGGTATAGGTACAAAAAGGCTAATGCGTACATCGGTAAATTATACAAGAATAAATTACGAAAACAACGAAAATCTGGGAAAAAGTTCTTGTCTCCCGATGAAATAGATCAGTTGATTACTGATGTAATGCAAGAATTTAAAGAGGAATAATATTCTCATTTAAAACCAAACGAAAATAAGTTATTATGAAAACGTTATATCACGATTTACTCCACCGTTACGGAATGGATGAGTAGAAGAAACAAGTAAATAGCAAGTAACATGGAAAATAAAGAATACACCGCTCGAAAGATTAAATCCGCCTTCAACAAGATAGAGAAGAGCGGGAAGAGAGTAACAACTACCAATATCTGCAAACTACTAGGCCACCCCCACCTCACCGATGACGAGAAACGTCTTGTCGAGATCGAGAGAAATCACCGGAAATGGAAAGAACAAGCGAGAAAGGAAAGGGGAGAACCCGTTCCCGTGGAAATAAAGATAGAAATAACATGGGTGAAAAGTAGAACGTGGGGGAACAACCCTAACGGGGTGGCCACCGTGGTAGACGAGAACGCGAATATCAACTATTTCTCTTACAGGTGTAGCGGGTGCGGGTACAACAAGCGAACGGAATGCGTGGCTGGCCTACTGGATCAATGCACGAGGGGGTTAATGTGGAGAAGTAAATCAACGATAGGATTCCGGAGACAAAAGGACGTGTTTGTATCGTGGGAAAGAGCGGGACTTGAAAGGATATTCGAGCAGTTCAAGAAGTGGGGATACAAGGTTGAACATACCGACCTGGAGAGATTCGATCTAATTTATATTTACAAGAATAGAAAAAAGAAATGATAACTATATAGTAAATTACATTATATTTTAAGGAAACACTTAAAAAATTAAATACAATGAAACAGTTTGAAGAAATAAAAAAGGAAATACTTGAAAGAGCGCACAATGCGAGAGCTTGTACTATTCAATACAAGAGAGCTTATCAAAGTGAGAATTTAGAGACATTATGCAATGTTATTAAGGATAACTTCTGGTGGTGTTGTCGTAACAATGTGTTAGATGGCGAGTTGATTGACAAGTACAAGAAAATATTTTCTGACAATAAAATTTATCACAATGTATCTATTAAAAGTGGGTTCTTATTGGCTTCCGGCAACTCAACGGTAGAGGCTTCCGGCAACTCAACGGTAAAGGCTTACGACAACTCAACGGTAAAGGCTTACGACAACTCAACGGTAAAGGCTTCCGGCAACTCAACGGTACAGGCTTCCGGCAACTCAACGGTAGAGGCTTACGGCAACTCAACGGTAGAGGCTTCCGGCAACTCAACGGTAAAGGCTTTCGGCAACTCAACGGTAAAGGCTTCCGGCAACTCAACGGTAGAGGCTTCCGGCAACTCAACGGTAAAGGCTTA